CTCAAGAATAATATTTTCAAGATCCATTTGAGCATAGTCGAGTTCATCTCTTAGCTTGGATACTCTTTCCAATACTTTGATGTATTCGCCATTAAGCGAAACCTTCCTTTTTTCAAGGAAACTTTTTGTAACTACCATAATTCTATTCCTCCGTTAAATTAAGGGTTTTTTACTTTGGCGCGTCTTTTTTTAAATTTTTCTTAATTGCCGCATCTATTTTTTGCGTAACTTTGCGACCGACATGATCGTTAAATACCATTTCTCCGTGAGACCGCCCATAAAGCTTTCCTACGCCCTTTTTTTGTGTTCTACCTTTTAATAATTTTTTAGACATGATAGGTATCATGACTAAAATATCCAGAATGTCAAATAAAAAGTGAATTATTTTTTGGATTTTTTGAGCTTATCCTTCAGCCAAATAATTTCTTGCACCAAAATAATTAAAGCAAAAATTGGGAAAAACAAAAGATTAGTTAGAAAATGTTTCATAGATTATAAATTCGGGTTGATTTTCTTTTTCCTTATATTGGTTGGGGAAAACAGTAACGGGGTATTTCTTACCTTCTATGGTAACGTATCCAGCTAGATATGTGCCATTTTTGCCTTCTTTTTTCCAGAAAGCACCGCGTTGTTGTTCAGTCCATTTACTCATTGCCTTATTAATATCAGAAAAAAGGCTTTTGTCAAGTAAAATTGCAAAAAAAGACCAATCTTTAAAATTGGCCTTGATTAATTTTTAAATTATTTTTTATTTATTACCAAGTAATAGCTTCAAGCTCTGCAAATGTTGTAGCTGCACTTACAGACGCTACAAGCTGGGCTTCCTTAGCAAAAGCGGCAGACTTTCGTGCTATACCTTCTGTAATCGCTGTCTGGAATTGCTCTTTGGTAATTGTGTTGTAAGAACCATCTGCTGATTTATAGCCGTCAAAAGAGCCTCCATCTGGAAGGATTTCAATCAAAGTTTTTACATCAATAATTGTTTCTAAATCTGATTTGAATTGAAGGCCATCGCTAGTTACAAGAATTGCATTATATTCTGCGTCTCTAGCTTTCTTGATTTCTTGTATTTTTTTAGATTTTAAAATGTTAGGGTTATCAATAAAAATCTTTCCCCTGATGCCTACAACTTCATTGTTGATTAAAAACATCGGCCCAGTCGAAGATTCGAAAATGGCGGCTTTTGCGTCAGAAATAGATACTACTTCTGCAAATTCGGGTATATCTAAAAAATCATCATCTTGCACTCTGATGATTCTATTTGTTTCTTTGTTAATTAATGCGTTTTTCATAATTCGTTAATCCAGTTAAATTTCTGATTAATTGTTTCCGAAAGCTGGCGACCAAGTGTATCATGCCAGTCTGGGATTAGTGGCTTAATTTCTGGTCGGATGATATGATCCCCAAAAGGCCATCCAAGGTCATGCTCCTGAGTGTATTGCTCCACATTTCTTGTGTCATGTGTAATAGGTTCAATTCCTAAGTATTCCCACACTCTGTTCATCGTTTCTTGCGGGTGGCTGGTCAGGTCTTCGGCATGGACGAAGTGAACCTTATCTTTGTGAAGACGTGCAATCTCATGGATGCGTTGAATAGCAATACCTACAGGTGGGTGTTGAAGCCAGAAATTAACACGACCTTCAATAGTCTGAATGTTAGCTGTGTCCTGCTGGCTCATTTCCATTTGAAACTCAGGATGATGCTGGAACTTCTTTTCCATGCTTGAAAGCACCCCGCGAATATCACGGACGGGGATCAATAGTTTTGCATCTGGAAACAGCTTGAACAGTAGGGGGGCGCTACCAATCCAACTGCGGCATTTGTCGACTACAATAGGGCGATCCGTCACGTTGTTGAATGCGTTAGTTATACCTGCTCGAATAAAGTCACCGAACAACTTTTCACCATCATTCGGATTCGGAATAGTGCGAAACTCGTCAGTCTTAAAAAACGCCTTGGACAAATACATGATCTCATGCACTCCGCTGGTCGCCGTAGCATGGACTTCTGGGTTCTGTGCAAGTAGGTTCTGCAATAGAGTTGAGCAAGCTCTGGGAAGTCCTGATGTATAATGGATTGTTTTACTCATATTAAATTCTGACAACGGTTACGGCGGCATTACCTTGATACGATGTGGGTTGAGGTAATGCTGCGAGTGCGTCCCATGTCGTGTCACCCGTAGGAACCCGAAGAGTGAGAGTAGCTGCTGTGCCAGTTAAGATATTTGATCCTGTATCAAAAACAGTCTTTGTGACATTAGCCGTTACATCGTTAAGAGTTGGGTTGTCACCAAACGCATAGCCCCCAATCGTAGTCACTGAATTTGGAATTGTGACTGATGTGAGGTTGTTGTCACGAAACGCACTGATCCCAATTGTAGTCACTGAATCTGGAATTGTAACTGATGTGAGGTTGTTGCCACGAAACGCACCGTTCCTAATCTCAGTCACTGAATCTGGAATTGTGACTGATTCGAGGGAGTTGTTACGAAACGCACCGACCCCAATCTCAGTCACTGAATCTGGAATTGTGACTGATGTGAGGCTGTTGTTAATAAACGCATTTTCCCCAATCGAGGTCACTGAATCTGGAATTGTGACTGATTGGAGGTCGTTGCTAGCAAACGCATAGCCCCCAATCGAGGTCACTGAATTTGGAATTGTGACTGATTGGAGGGAGTTGTTACGAAACACACCGTTCTCAATCTCAGTCACTGAATTTGGAATTGTGACTGATTCGAGGGAGTTGTTACGAAACGCACTAGCCTTAATCTCAGTCACTGAATCTGGAATTGTGACTGATGTGAGGCTGTTGTTAAGAAACGCAAAACTCCCAATCGTAGTCACTGAATCTGGAATTGTAACTGATTGGAGGTTGTTTTCACTAAACACACCGTTCCCAATCGTAGTCACTGAATTTGGAATTGTGACTGATGTGAGGCTGTTGTTAAGAAACGCATAGCCCCCAATCGAGGTCACTGAATCTGGAATTGTGACTGATGTGAGGCTGTTGTTAAGAAACGCATAGCCTCCAATCGTAGTCACTGAATCTGGAATTGTGACTGATTGGAGGTCGTTGCTAGCAAACACATAGCCCCCAATCGTAGTCACTGAATTTGGAATTGTGACTGATGTGAGGGAGTTTCCAAAAAACGCATAGCTCACAATCGTAGTCACTGAATCTGGAATTGTGACTGATGTGAGGCTGTTGTTAAAAAACGCATAGCCCCCAATCAAGGTCACTACACTCCCAATCTGACAATGAGCGCAAGACGATGGGATGTCAGCAGAATCCAAAGACCCAACAACACGCTTGCTACTGACAGATTCATCCGTAAGAGCAAAGAATGTAATCTCCGAGCTTTCGTAAGGAAGATTTTTTATTTTAACCTTTTTCGTCTCATTTGTGTTAAAATCGACAATCACTAGAACGTCATTAGATGAATCTACAGTAGTTAATTCGGTTAATTCTGATATTTTTTTGTCTGCCATATTAATTCTTTACACTAAATGTCTTGTTCTAGGATTAATTTGAATCCATTTTCTTGGAATAGATACGAATCATTTTCTAATTCTAGATAATCTGGGAGGTTAGGGCTTGGAGAGGCATCTCCAAAGAAATCATTAAAATTGAGAGGCCGAAATCCCGCATCTATTGGTTGAACGATATTATCGGCGAAACCAAATTGGTCAAGTTTTCTGTTTAGCTCTTGTATAATATGAGTAAACATGTGAAAATTTTGGGAATCTCCAGTTGGATATACTGAGGCTAAAGCAGCTACTCTACTTTCTAGCGTTCCTCCAGCAAGAATACCAGTGTCTGAGGTGCTATGAATCTCACTTCTTAATTCATTTGGGTTTTCAGATGACATATTATTGTTTTACACTTAAAGGCTGAAAATTTCAAAAAATATAATTATCAAATAGAAAAAGGGTTAAATATGTGTAAAATATATTTATGGAGCAGGTAACTGAGAAAATTTTAAAAATAGACGAGTTTTTGCAGGATAGAATATTGGTAGATAAGATAGATAACAATATCTCAAAAATCGAAAAAAAATTCATCATGTCTATTTTGACGGAGGTGGCTTTTTTTAAAAAAATGCTAAACGAGAACGAATCTTCCAGCACTTTACAACTTATTGATTCAAATTTGGAGTATGATTCCTACAGTTTCAGAAACAACGACACAAAATACATACTAAAGATTACCGAAGACGACGAAGATGGCGTTCTTAAAAAAGAATTCGATAATCTTACAGAAATTGATGAACTGAATATATCCCCAAAAGCCCTCCACTTTGAAACCCTAGACTTTGGTAGAAAAATAGATGTTCTCATAACCTCTTTTGAACACGGCTTATGTTTTAAAGATTTATCTAGGTCGGATTTGCTTTTCAACATTAGAACATTGGCAAACACCCTGTCTTATTTGCACGAAAGCACTGTTGTTAACCAATTACCAGAAACACAAGAATTCAAGGAAGAATTTTTTGCTTTAACAAATTACAAAGAAAACTTGCCAGAAGACAGATACCAAGGTTTGGAGAATAGCCAAGAATTTCTCAGCCACCTACCCGTTTTGGATGCTTTAAAGCAATCAGTTAATGAAAATTTGGCGACCCTACCCAAAAACCAAATTTGTCTCAATCATACAAACCTTTTCTCTTCCAGAATAATGTATAGAGACAAAATGATTAAATTCATCAATTTTCAATATGGGAAAAAAATAGACTGTCTTTGGGATGTTGCTTTTACTATATATTATTTAGGTTTAAACAATAACCCTAAAAATGAAAAAGCGTTTTTAGAACAGTATTTAAAAAGTCACGATAAACTCGACATGACTGAAGTGGAGTTTTTAGAAAAAGTATCTATTTACAAAAACGCAGCCTTTAAGCTTATTTTGATTAAATTGCTTTGCAGCTACTTCTATGAAGCTATTATCTTTGGCACGGATAGGCCTTCCAAATTTGTAGAAATTGTAACTGTTTATGAAAGTATTAGAGATGATTTAGCAAAAGCTAAAGACGCCTACTTAATTCAAAGCGGGGCCATCAAAACAGTTGATGAAATTTTTAATGTTTATTTTAAATAGTTTCGTCTACTTCAAAGAAAAAGCTTTTTAAGTTAGCTCCAGAATTAATGAGGCTAAATTGTTGATAGCCAGTCTGGTCAAACACAAACTCCATAAAGGAAACGGTCTTGTTTAGCTGTTCGGAAAAACCAGTTACACTGAAAGCCTTATTTCCCCCAATGTAAAATTCTGTGGCGTAATCTCCAGTTTCAGAATAGCTGAAGCTCCCCTTAATAACGTAACTATTATTTTCATTGCAAAATATACCTGTTTTTCCGTTAGAGTCTTGAGTGATAGATTCCCCACTTCCTTTGCATATATAAACAGTCTTAAAGGATTTAGAAAGTTCTTCCTCTTCTTGTTCTGTTGGTTCTGGAGATTCGTAGCTTATTCCTCCTAAAGCATTACCGCTGCCGTAATCATCGAAAGGGACGAGGGAAAAAACATCTTCCTCAGAAAAGTCGAATAAATCAATATAATCTTTCCCTTCAAACACTAATTCTGTTTTTAAAAACTGCTGTGAGGTTCCAGAACCTACGGATTTATAAACATCAACTTTTTTTAAATCCTTTTTAGAGTCTTCGGAAATTTCAAAGTTGATTCTAGGGGGATTAAAGTCGGCTTTTGAGATTATGGGCGCAGGATTGTTAACTTGAATTTTTGCGGTATGATGTATTTGTCCGTTTTCGTCTTTGAGTTTAAATTCTATGTCCAAATCCCTTTTTGGATATCCGAATAAATTGATATTGTTTTCATGGCTAAATCTAAACGTATTAGTTCCGTAGTTTTCTTTATAAATATCTCCATCAATGTATATATCCAAAATAGGCTTGGTGAAAATGTTATGAGCCATATCTTTACCCCTCATATCTTCCAAACTTAATTTAAACACGTAATCTTTTGTTTGTGGAATTATAAAACCAGAACCAGTTAAACCTTCTGGAGAATAATTGTTTGTATGTTCGCCATTGATATTGACAGACTTAATTAAGAAATGGTCCCTGATTTTTGCTGGGCGCTGTATTTGAAAGCTTTCTTTTAAACTGATACTGGATTCAGGATTTCTCAAAGAAGTTACGTTTATATCATAATTACCCGCTACAGACAAGTTGGAAATTGAATAGTTTGTTTTGGGTGGGGAAGTTGTGGTATCTTTTAAAAACTCATGAGTAGAATATTTTCCATTAGGGTAAATCAAGCTGACTCTGTATTTTAATTCATTTCCTCCCAATTCGCCAGAAATGGTTCCAGTAACATCGTAAGAACCGAATTGATTCTCCTCCACAAAAGAAGTGAACCCTACTGGAGCGGGTGGTCTATTTATTGTGTGATTGGGTATCCCAACATTATATTCGTTTTCTGTTAAATCATAATCTTCTTGTTCTATATAATCGAACTTATCAAGCCTATACTCAAGAGCATTGACGTTATACTTGTTAGAGTCTTCTTCTGATATCTTAATTACTTTGAAAAAGTCAGAACTTCTATTTTCCAACTCTACATTAAAAAACGCACCTTTGATTATTCCAGTTATATCGTTATAACTTTCTTGATTTTGGTCTAGAAAAACTCTATTGAAATTAGCGCCAGTTTCTATACCAGTAATATAAAATTTAGTAACTTGTTCCTCGTCTATAGAATCTATTTGGCTTAAAGCTGGAACCCCACTGTATAAATCTCCATCTGGACCGACTTCGACTACATGATTGAAATTAATCATATCATAAAGGGATTTAACGTCTGTCTGCTCCTTGTTGTTGTAAGTATATAAACCCCCATTTTCACCCGTTACAACTGAACCAGTTTTGAAAGACTGTTCTAAATCAAGATACCCTTGGCCTGTGTTAATATTTAAAATTCTGCCATAATTGATTTCAAAATTTTTGATTTCATCTTCTATTTGTATAATATCTCCAGGACTTAACAATGAAGCTTCGGAACCAGCTACAAAAGATATAGCTTCTGTTTCAAACTGATTACTAAACAATATATATTTAGCCATTCTTCGTGCTTGAGATTTAGATGTGAGGCCAAAACCGCTTTGTTTATTGGTGCGCTTCCCATATTTACGCATTTTATCTTCATCTTCTACATATTCAATTTTGATTTTATAATTGTCATTTTTGTCTAGATAAGGAACCTCAACGCTCGTATATCTTGCAGATGAAACAATATCAGCGTAATTAAAAACACCGTCAAAAACATTGGCATTATTGAATATAGCTTGAACCCCTTTAGGCTTGTCCATTGTGAAGTTGAAAAAGCCGCCATTCCAGTATGTCATAGCTCTGAAAAGGGAAGCTATTTCAGCGATTACCTCAAAAGCATTTTTTTGTTCTTGTAAAATAAAATTGGCGGAAAATCTTGGCTCAAGCCCTTTTGTTGAATCGGGAACACCTTCAAAATATCCATCTTCGTCAACCGCATCACAATACCTACCCAATTCGTATAGATGGAAAATATCTATATCTTCCATATCGTCTAAATAATCGCCCAGCCCATTTGTATGGTTAGTCATTATATCATACAATATCCAAGCTGGGTTATCAGTCCAAGCTAATTTAAATGAACCATCCCATTCGCCTATGTAGACTTGCTCTTTATTCTTTCCAAATTCAAAAACTGAATCTTCTTCGGTCTCCCCGTATGCGCCAATTAAAAGAGCATGATTGCCTCCGAATTTATCTCTAAAGGCTTTCCCGCGAGGAGTTTGAATAATTGTTCCGTCCCAGTAATGGCGTAGTTGGTTGTTTATTTTTATTTTTACGTCAGTAATCTTCCCATCATCTTTTAATTTTGATGAACCGTCGGAAGCCGCGCCAAAATATAGGTCATTACTGTCTATATCTTCATTTGTCAAGGTTCCAGAAATAGAATCTGTTAATTCGGTTCCGCTGCTATCTTTTATAGAAATGGAGCTAAAATTACCCCTTCTGCGGCAAACAATTTCAAGAGTTTCGTTATTATAACTGGAAATATCAACCGAAACGATTTGACCAGAATTACAAACAAATCTCAAAATACCACTACTATCAATATAGATTCTCAGGGTATTAGGAGTGTCAATAAGATACTGAGTTTCATTTGTAGTATCTGGAAGCTTAATTTTAAAACTTATTTCATAATTGTTTTGCCCCAATTTTACTTCATTAGGACATCTAAAATACGAAGCATCGTTAAATTTATAGACTTCCCTTAACCCGTATTTTGAAGAGTCAAAAACAAACCTTTTATCCATGCCATTGGCAAATAAGGGTTGATAATTAGAAGGAACTAAACATTTTTTTAATCTCAACTCAAAAGTTCTATCGGGAGCTTGGTTGAAAGACCTAGCATCAATAACACTACCGAAAAGAGCGGAAAATGGATAAGTAAAATTTTGGTCTATCTCTTCTGTTATATAAGCTAATGAAACATCTCGCGATATTAAGATAGATTCGGTTTCATAAGTTTTCTTAAAAACCTTAATGTAACGATTAATATTTTTCCATTCATCGTTGGGGAATAAAGCTTCATTTATATCCAATCCATATTGGGCTGCAAGGGCTGGCGTCATATTCTCAATATCAGAAACAGTAGCATTTCTTAATTCTCTATTTTGTGGAAGGTTGACAACATTTAATTCCGCTAAATATGGTGAACTGATTACACCTTCGAATCTAAATTCTTCTTTTTTAGTTTGTTCTGCTAGATATATTTGTTTTGGGGGAATTCCTTCTATTAGGGAGGTTTCTAATCTACTCTCTGTTGTTTTATCTACATTTGGTCCATCAGTTTGAATCTGGAAAGGCGAAGAAAGGAAAAAGTCTTCACCTAATTCATAGATGCCCCTATATAAGCCGCCATCAAAATTAGAGGCGCTTCTTACAATAGAACCACTACCAGAAAGACTTAACGCCGTATCGAAATCAGCGGCTTGAGCTACTGAAAAATTTTTAATTTGCGGAAACAGGTCAGTTTCTATACCTGTATAATCCTTGCCAGAATCAACAACTATAACGTTTCTAACATTAAAAAATAAAGCTCCAACGTCCTCCGCTGTAAAACCGAAATTAGTAAGAACACTATTTCTATCTATATTTTGTAGAGTGTTAGTTTGATCTTTTAAATAAATTCCGCTACCATCTGATATGTTTCCATTATCAACCTCAGTGAAGAAATTGGGGCTTAAAAGAGATTCATTTATGTTTAAAAATTCAGAAATTATAGGTTCGTTGGAGCCATTTAGTCCGACTTTGAATGGAGTTAATTCTGCGGCTAAAAATGATTTGTTTATGACATTTAAAAAGAATTCATCTGAAAGAGGTATTTCGTCGCCTTCGAATCCCTGAGTAACCTCAAATTCAACAAATTCTCTCAAGGTTTTGCCTATATCATCCCCCGCCTCTTCTGTATCACTAAGAGACGAAATCATAATAGTCGGAGTGGCTTTACTGATTTGGTTATTCTTAATTATATGGGTATAGCCATAAGCGTCACTGTCTTGAGGGAGGTTATTTTGCCAATTAGCATAAAGTCTGCTAGCTCTCGTATCAGTATTGCCGTCTCCATCTCTCGCGTCCCCACCAAATCTTCTAAATCTGCCAAAAAGCTGTTGATTGATATTGGCCTGTATGAAACACTTACTATGGTTTAAAAGTTTGAGTTGATATTCGGTTCCGATGGTATAATCAATAGAAGCGTTTAAATAATTAAATTGCGAATCTTCGCTCGTTTTTACAGAAACGTTAAGTTGTTCTCCTATTATAGAGCCTTTTGATGGAGAAGTTTGATTAGCTAAATTTCCGAAACAGATATCATCGCCGCTATGAATCAAAACGTCATAATTATTATCTATACCGCTTTGCAATTTGTCTTCAATATTTGGGTCATTATACGGAACTATAAATTTGCCAGTTAAAAATTCTCCGCCAACGCCTGTAGATAAATTATCCCCTATGTAGAAGAAAATAAAGCCTCCGCCATGAAAACCAGAAGTTGGGTAGAAATCACCGACTTTATTTGCTGGCGCTCCAGAAGGGGAACCAGTTAAAAATGAAGGTGTTGTAAAAAAAACTTCACCTGGAGATTGAATAATTGTTCCATTTTCCGCTTGAATATTTCTCTCAAAACCCCTTTTCTCTTCTCCAAGAGATAGGTTTATAGAGAATTCGGACTCATCCCTTAAATAAAGGTCTCCGCTTCCAAAAATATTCTTAGTGTCAAACTGAATAAACCCAAAATGATTGAAAAAAGACTTATTTTTATCAACGAGGAGAAGAAATTCTTCTCTGTATTGATTGATTGAATTTATGGTTTCGCTATAGTTTCCAGATTGTCCAGGTACGCCCTCTACGGCGTTTAGGTTTGAAATGATGTTATCTATCGCATCAGACGCTTCCACAGCCGTAAACCTGTCCACAGCTTGCGTGTCGCTGTATTTTATGGGTTTGGTTATATACTCGGAAACAGAAGGTGATTTTATAGGAGTTTCATTGTAAAAAACTGATTCTAAAACGTCAATACCCAATGCTCGTTCACCATTTTGCTTTACTGGACCATCAATTGGCCCTTCGCAAACGAGATCTAAATTACTAATATAGGATATACTTTGGAAAATGTCTGAGGATTCGGGTGGCTTTAGATATACATTACCGCCAGCGGAACTCTTGCCTTTACCGCCGCCCCCTGCACCAGCCACCGCATTTAGACCAAGTTGGTTTTTAATGTTTCTAGCTATCCTTTTCCTTACATTATTCATCCTTAGTGTTATTTTACACTTACAAACCTTTTATTTCCAAATCTAAATCATTCAAATCTCCACTAACTAATTTTACCAAAATCCCGCTATTGCCAGAAAGACTGGATTCATATTGGAAAAGATTGTTTTCTCCAGTTTTAAAGGGGTTAGTCGTAAAATATACACTCTCTGAAAAACTGCCGTTATTAAAAGGCAATTCAAACCTTCCAGAAAACTGATTTAAGAAAATATCTAAAACGCAGTCCGAATTAGCGACTTCTCCGCCTATCTTAAGAACGAAATCCTGTTTTGGGATTTGAAACGAATCTGAGAATATAAATTCTCCGTTGGTGTTTGAGGCGGTATTTAAAAAGAGGGTATTATGTATAGAATTTTTAAAATTATTTAAAATTACTGGTTCTGGGAAATTAATAGTCTCACGGTATCCTGAATTAACTATTCCAGAACCAAAGCAATCATAAGGAACAAAACTATAAAAGATTTCGCCAGTTTTTTGATGCCCAAATTCTATCTCATTTGTTTTTTGGGTTTTCAAAAATTCTGATTTTAGGAAACTGGACTGTGAAATTTCAAAATTTGAATTTTGCCCACTATATATATCAATTTTGACAATATTGGTGTGATGTTCTATATCAACTTCTAATTTTAAATTGTGTTGATTATTAACGGTTCTAATCTCATTAATTTCTGGAATTGGGTAGTTTATTTCAATTTCTGGAGATGGATAAATATTTCCTTTCCCGTCATCTAGAAAGCTTTGTATTTTAAAATTTCTTTCGGCGGTTCCAAATAATTGTCGTCTTTCGTCCTCCGTTATTGAAACGGGGAAATCTGAAACATCAAAAACATATCCAGTTCCACCTTGTAATAGATTGATATTGATATGAGATTTATCTTTATATGGTAAGCCATGTAAATCAATAAAATTGAAATCAATAGACAAATCTTTACCAAAATCTTGGACAGAAGCTATATTTGAAAATTGTTCATATTTATTACCACCAATTTTAACTGAGTCAAGAAATGGAGATTCATAAATTGAAAGAGTTGGCTCTTTCGTAAAGAATTTTTCTAATTTTTCGCTGGATTCTGGATTCAATAATGAAGTCACTTCTATTTTGTATTGACCCGTTCCTATGAGGTTGTTAAATTCAAAATATGTTTGAGGAGGCGACAAAGTTGAATCTTTTTCAAAGTCCTGAGAAAAATACATACCATTTGGTTTTGTTACAGATACTCTATATTTTTCTTCTATGCCATTTAATTCACCAGTAATCAATCCACTGAGATTAATGCTATACATATTATTTTCCCCAGTTGAAAAGGAAAAACCTTGCGGTGCTGGTGGTCTGTTAATTATATTGGAAGGCAATCCTATATTAGGAAGTTCATATAACTGATTGTTTTCCAAGCCCTCTTTTTGCTCCATAATTTGGTATTTTATTGGGTTGTATTGTCTGCCAACTATTTCATACAAATTATCTTCGCTAGGTATGATTGATATCACTCTGTATAAATGTTCTGGATATCCGTTTATTCTGAAATTACAGAATTGCCCCAAAACGGCAGAATCTAATTTGCCGATATCTTCATGAAGTCCATTTAGTAAAAACTCTATATAATTACCAGATTGATTTATCCCTGTAATATCTATGTTTACAATTTGGGGGGATTCATATGCAGAAAGACTCGAATCATTAATCATTAAATTATGAAAATTAATGCCAGTATATAAATCATTCAGATTTTGTTGGTCAATAGGTGTATAAAGATAAACTCCATCACCAGTTGAAATAGAACCTGTGTCTAAAACGTTTTCAACCTTAATGGAATTGTTTGGGATATCTACATCTAAAAGTTTCGCAGAGGCTTCTTGGAAATTTTTCAATTCATCATTGATTCCAATAACGTCTCCAGGCTCTACTATTAAGCTTTGCTGGGAAGTGCGGAAGTTCACGCTTTCGTTTTCCAGTTTATTTGTATATAAAATATATTTAGCGTAACGTCGAGCTTGCGAGCTAGAAGTTATTCCACGCGCACCTTCTTGGTATTTTATTATACCATTTTTTCTAATTGATTCTTCATCTTCAATGTATTCTATTTTTGTTTTATAGTTGTCGTCTTTGTCTTTATACTGTATCTCAATCAGATTAAATCTTTCGTTTTTATTTAGGTCTGTATACGAAAACACTCCATCAAAAACATCTGAATTACCAAAAACAGCAGAAACGCTTTCGGGTTTATCTGCAAAGAAATTTAACGAACCATTTTTCCAATAAGCGACACCTTGGAACATATTGCAGACCGCATTTACAAAATCGAACCCATTAAAAGATTCTTCAAACAAGATATTGCAAGAATGTCTAGGCTCCAAGCCTCCTTTATTATCTGAAACTCCTGAGAAATAACCGCTCGAATCAACAGCGTCACAATACTTACCAATCTGATAAAGTTTAAATATATCTATATCTTCAATATCATCTTGGTAATCCCCAAGACCGTAAGAATTGTTAGTTAAAATATCATAAAGTATCCACGCAGGATTATCGGTCCAATCTTCCTTAAATGAACCGTCCCAATCTCCCGAATAAATTTGTTTTTTAGTATCTAATTCAGAAGTTAAAAATCTTTTATCAAGACCATTATCCTCTAATGGAAAATAATTAGAAGGAATTTGACACTTTTTGAGTCTAAGGTCATATGTTCTTTTTGGGGGGTCGGTAAATGTTTTAGAATCAAAGTATATAGCAGCAAGCGCAGAATTTGGATATGTGAAATTGGAGTCTATAATTTCGTTAAATCCCATAACACTAGCACTTCTAGAAACGAGTATAGATTCTGTTTCGTAAGTTTTTTTTCTGACTATTACATATCTTTTGTGATTCTCCTTTAAGAAAGGTAAGCTTTTGTCTGGATATTGTGATTGTATTTCTGAATAAGAAGGTAAATCTATAGTTGACAAATTAGTAATAAATGGAGAGCTTGGGTCAACTAAGCCTTTAAAAGTTTTTTGCGTCTTGGTCGTATTATCAAGTCCATCAAATCCAACCTCCAATTCAAAAAGAATTTCAGAAGGAATTATGCTATTAAAAGTAGTTGTTTCTTGTAGAGCATCAATCCTAATTATACATTCGACTTTAACAACCTCGCTTCTATCAATTATATATTTGTAAGATATTTCGTCTTCATTAATTGGTAATTCATTCGTCCAAGCGGCGTAATTAATAGTTTCCGCGCCGACACTTCTAATATCAGCATTTCCATCCCCATCTCTAGCGTCTCCGCCAGTTTGGAAGGGGCCGTATAAATCAGAAACTATGTTATTTTCAGTTTTGCTTTCGGCAAAAGTTGAAATTTTTTCTTGCTGTTCTTCCCCGTTTCTAAACTCTACGAAAACATCATCGTAATTAAAAAGAGTTTGAGAAAAGCTATTTAAATCTACTATTGCTATTTTCCCAGCTATAGAAGCGTCAGCGATTCCGTCTAGTTTTTGAAACGCATTGTGTGAATATATAATATTTGAGTAACTATCAATGACGTTAGAAGAAATTAAAGGTTCTTCAAATGGATTTATTATTTCCTCTTTGTCGGAAAACTGAAACTGATTAAAGCGGTCTTCGGGTGAATTATCCCGATAAGAATCTAAATCTGGAAGTTCAAATGATTTTATAAAATCATATTCATCAGATTCGGCTTTATCTAAAAAATTCTTACTTGCAAAACAAATGTCCCCGTTGTCGTTTAATAAGAATTCACCATTTTTAATAAAAATAGCATCGCGATTCGTGGTTAGATGTCCAAGTTGTCCGTAATAATATGTAGACCAAAATTCAGTATATGGATATTGTTTTTTATAACTGGTCTGTGGGAAGTGTTGAAAATGGTAATAAGTGCCAAAATAATATTCTTCAATGTTTTCGTCATCATATATTGTGTTACTATAAGTGCCATCATAAAGTGCTGGATTTTGATTGAAAATAGACCGAAGCTTACAATCCCCTAATATATATTTAATTTCGCCGCTAACTAAGACCTCCATGCTTAAAAAATCCCGCAAAGATGTGAATTCAATTCGGTTGCCTGTCGGCGTTTCTTGATAAAGACCACCCACAGAAACCTTGCTATCTAAACTTATTCCAGAATCGTTATCGTAATGAATATAAAAGTTTTGATAATCAACGTGTACGTTCCAATACTGATTTTTAATATCGCTTGAATTCGTCCACGAATTGATTTTCCAATCCCCATATCCAGTCCCCAAAATAGATACTACATTACCTGGCATACGCCCATTGTAACTTGTCCAGCCTCCACTATATTCTTGGGAATTATCGTTTTGAAATTGTGTAAATTCGGGAGAGCCAGTCAAACTTAAAGCTGTATTGTGAGTAAATTCTAAAGAACCAGTCCACTCTCTTCTCGAAAATTGTTGTGGGGAATATAAGTCATACCCTTCTTCACCATTGTAATTAAACTTTTTTTGAACACAATTATCAAAATAATAATATGGAACCCCGCTGTATTTCAATATCCAGCCAGTAGTATTATTGGGAGTTAACCCCGTTTCCATATAAGCTGCTAAGTCATAACGGTTTACAAATTTTGTATTATGTTCATATGGATTTATGGCATTAGTTTGATTCCGAATTTTTCTATCTGAATAAATATTTGATTCATCAATAAAGCCGTCTACAGTTCTAAAAATATGACCCCCGCTTCTCAAGTAATAACCATTTAAAAAGTCTTCTTGAAAATTTTCAACCATAAGAGGGGTAGTTTCTCTCGAAGAGGCTCCACCTAAAGATGTGGAAGCTGGGTCATAAAATCTATATTTATTGCCAGATATTCGGGGATATTTATAATCATGTAAAGCTATATTAGAAAAAGGTGCAATAAATATTGAGTCATCAGATATATTTGGAGGAGCCCCTGCATAATCTGATTGCGTCTCCCTATGGTTATAATAAGTGCCATCTTCGTTAAATTGATGTGGAAGACTTACTGTTTTATTTATCGAGTACCCTAATGACCACAAGTCGCTTAAATCAAGTGGAGTTGTCAAAATAGGATTATTAGGATTATGTTGAACATTGTATCCAATTTTTCTATAAGCTAAAGAACTAAAAAGCCTTTCCTCACCCCTAGTTGAGTAAAATGGAGGCCAACTAGCAGCTTGGGAATAGTAATAAACCACATCTTCGGGATCGATGAATGCGCGAACGGGGTCTATAGCAATATCATTCATAAATTGACTATTAGGTTTTCTTCTTTTGGTTAATGATAAAGCGGGAAGGTTAGTTATATAACTATCTAAAACCCCTAAATTGTATAAACCCCTATCAAATAGTTGTTTACTATCATATATAGCTAAATTAAATTTATCCGCATTTCCAGTATAATTACTAATGCAGTCGTTTAAGTTTTGAGGTTCTGTTATACCACTTCCGCTTATATTATATTTGAAATTTTGGTATTGTGCGCCGCTAATTGTTCTTTGATTTGTTTGCTGTATAAAAACAGAGTTAAATATAAAATTTAAATTAGAACTACCTCTAAAACCGTAGCCATTCAACACGGCCTCTGCATGATAATTAACGGCAAAACCCCTTCTATATTTTTTACTAAAAAACCTGTCAAAAGGATGAGTTTTAAAAAAATATGTTCCAAAATTATACGCTGAAACTGTTGGGTCATATATAGTTTTATCATTATATTTTGCGGGAATTAAATTAGCGGGAATATCTTCTGAACCGTTAATAGCGCTAGAGGAAGAGGGTTTACCAACAAAACAAAACATAGTTTTTTCTAATTCCCCTAAAGGAATTAAGTCTTTGTTCAAATTAACCTCTTTTGCAAGATATTTTAAAAAGTCATCTTCGCAATAAAACTGAATATCATATCTTCCTGTATCCTCCATATCGAAGGTGGTTCCGCTATGACTAGTGTGTAGTAAAAAAGTGTTTTGTATAAAAGTTTTTTGAGAAACAATATTTTCAGACGATTCGAGAACCGAAACATCGTTTAAATAAACAGATTGTAAAACATTTAACCCACCAAGAGAATCTGTATAAATGCCTCTTGGATTAACTGTTCCTCCTATAGGGCCTTCGCAAAGTAAATCTAATGAACCCGCAACCGCGATTGTTTGTTTCAGGTCTGTTGCTGTTGGAGGTAATAATTGGGCGCTACGGCCAGAAGATTTTCCCCCCTTACCTCCACCTCCACCAGACCCAGCTACGCCCATCAAGCCAAGCTTTTTAGATATATTGCGCTTAATGCGCTTATTTACGTTGGGTAAAGGCATTTTTAAAGTCTTAAATCAATAAAGGCGCATAAGGCACAAGAGCCGTCGCAAGAGCAAATTTATTAAAAGTCGGGTTGCCGTCGTCTTCACTCACACTTGCAAATGGATTCTCAGCAGTTTCAATATTCCTATTCCTGATAGCGCTAGAAATTACTTGAGAACCCACTCTTAATCTTCCATAACCCAATCTAACTGGAGAGCCTTGAGAAGCTGTGTTATTTTGACTTTGGAAAAGAAAAGATTCGGCTTTTACTGTCGCTTCTATTTCTCGCGGCTCCACTTCTGGAATTGGGGTCAACAAGTAAGTAATACCAGCCATTATCAGCCCCACTCCCAAGGTGAAAAAAAATGCAGAGGCAAAAGCGCCCAAAGCCCCAAAAGCCCCAGCCCCCGCAGCTACAGATAGGCCTCCAATAACTATTGCTGAAATTGGGTCTTTACCCAATATGCAAGGAACTATTTCTATATGATTTATTTTTTCGCGCGAATTTTGAAGAGAGTGAGTGTCTGCACTTTCTCCATTGATAATAATTTCATAATGCTGTCCTATTTTAGCGTGGTCTTTGATTGTTTGTTTGAAGTCTTTGTGTATAGTATTGATTGCTTGAATAGCATCAATGGGTTTTAAAATATTAAAGAATTCGAAAGAATCTCCAAAAATTTTACTCAAATAGCCATGTAATTTTATTTTCGTTTTCATTTTAATTGTCGTATCCTAAGTTAATAACTTTAACAGTGTCGCCGATAAAATCCTCATTAGAGGTGCCTAATTCATTCAATAAAAAATTTTCCATAGAATAGTCTTCTATATCTACGTAAGATGTTTTCGTCCCAATAACTCTAGAACCTATTCTTAGCCTTCCATACCCCAAAGGAACGTTGACACCTTGCTGGGTAACATTGTCGGGAGTCGAAAACAAGAAAGAATTAATCTTGATTGAGGCTTCTATATTCCTCATCGTAACCTCTGGCGCAGGAGTTAGTAGATACATAATTCCACTCATTAAAAGATTTACGGCCAAACTTATAAAAAATGTAACTGGGTCGTTTCCAGAAATTGATGGAACTATATCTATTTGTTTTATAGCTTTTTCACGGGCAAGCCCCTCAAAAGAGCTAACTCTCTCGCCATCAAAAAACATTTCAAAAAACATTCCATCGTTAGAAAGATTAAGTATGGTTTTCTTAAACCCTTCTGAATTAGCTTCTATAGCGTTGATGAAGTTAAAGGGTTTACCTAAGTATTTAAAAGAATACTTCTCTCGGAACTTTTTGCCCAATATGCCGTGAAGTTTAACATTAGTCATTAATTGCTTCCTCCAATTTATTTACTGTCTCAATCGAGCAATCCAAAAACTCTGGCTTGAATATGCTAAATTTTTGAGTTTGATAAGAATAAACAACAAAAGGGAAACATACCAAATTAGAAATCTTTTTATCAAATTCAGAAGCATTCTCTTCTGATTTTATATGGGAATGATAAACCGCTACGATTTCAAAATTGTTTTTTATATACAAAAATTCCTTAGCAGGAATATAAAATTCGCCCTCTTTGTCTTGAGCTTTGTTTTCGCATTCATATACTTCGAATTGCTCATTTTGATATATAATGAAGCCACATACTTCCTCATTTTTTTTCTTATTGCAAGCTTTAACTATTTTTTGTTTTATATTCATTAGTATGAGTATTTTTCGGTTCCTGGAAAACCTCCATATGGTAAATCTTTTGATACGTTAATTCCGTTAAAATCATCTGACCAATCTTCATTGTCAAATCGTTGTAAACATCCTCCTAATTTTTTAGAACATGAGTCTTTAACCCATAAATCGGAACGAAGTTCTGGACGGGTATTGTTACTGGCTAAGTGGCCAGATTTACAAACATAATAAACGGGGTGCTGTTGGTAATAATTAGAGGTTAGTGCTTGTGAACTTGAAACCCTGTCGGAGAGTCTAAAGATATAATCCCCAACAGAATAATTTTGACCAGTTTCCCAAAGACCTTGCGCCTCTAAAACTGCGTCAATATTTTCTCCAGTTTTTGGTATTGGAAAGTTTTTTTCATTTAATCCCCATTGGTTGCTGGAACCTGTAACCATTAAATTGTCATCAGTATCCGAAACGGGCCTATCTTTATTGTCTCCTATAGCTTCAGAGGTTGATCCGTATCGGCACCCATAACCTCTGTAGACCCAAGAGCAATATCTTGCACTAACGCTTCTAGAGGGCAATTGGACGTTCTCTAGCTCCAGACTGGAAACAAGTTCCAGTTCCACGATTAGTTTATTTTCTAAAACCTTTCTGGAAACAAAAAATTTATCGTCCCTTAATCTCGCATTAGGGTTTGCGCTCCCCCAAGGATTTTTGTTATTAGGGAAATTAATGTCATCTAAAAACTTAGCGAAAGTTCTTCTTCTTACTAATTTTGCGCCATTAAGGTTATTATATTTCCTCAGCATGGAAGAAACATACATTCCAGCATTGGATACTTTAATTTTTGGTCTAGGTAGTTTTTGGTCACCCAAAACCTCAAAACCTGAAGCTTCTACGGGCATTGGAAGATACTCTTGACCGTCAAAGTATATTTTTCCATGAATTCCGTTTGTTCCCCCATGAAAATATAAAACTGCTTGACTATCTTCTTGGTAATTGTAATATAAAGCAAATAATTCTAAAATAGCTGTAGGCTCTAAGCTTAATGCCTCATTTACGAAATCCTTATTTAACCCTCTAGCCATATATGATATTACACAAAAAACACTCAAAAACCACTAAATTTATCACAAACGGTTCTTTTGTGAAGTTTGACACAACCCATATAAAAATAGCATTGAAAACTTTTTTAGATTTTCAGGAAAAAGCGAAAGTTGGACATTGGGAAAATATATCTAAAGGGGAAAATAAAACATTTTACAAAGCTTTTCTTGTGGAGGAGTTCAAGAATATGCTCAAAAAATACCCCATTAAATACACTATGCTGGACGAAAAAGAAATACCGTTTGGTTTTGCATTTTTTACTAAAAACGTATTTTCCGAAAAATCTATAGATTTACAATTTGGTTTTAAAAATAACGATTATTTCCTCAACTCAGCCATGTTGAATATCTTTAATGAAATGTTAGATGAAATAAGAAAAGAACACGGCATCGAAAATGTTTACGCCTGTTTGGGCCAAAGAAAAAAACAAGAAAAATACGTTAAAACAATGCTAACAGTATTTAACGCCGAAATTGTAACGAAAGACACTTTTGGCAGATTATTGGTCAGATTCAAATGAATAAAAAGATTTTAAAAAAATTCAAACTACTTCCTTTGAAAAGAGATCAAGAAGAAGAAATTAAAAATCAACTTTTTGAATTTCAGAGAGAAGCTGATATAAAAGCCGTTTCCGTAGCATTTAAAAATTTAAAAAGCTCCAGAAGCAAAAATAAGATGTTAGAAAATGATTTTGGTCAATTCTTTGGTAAAGAAGATGTAAAATATGTTGCTATAGACGAAGAAAACGGAGAAATGGCTTGTTTTTTTTCTTTTTCTGTCGAAAATGGTGAGGCTAATTTCAAAATGGCCTTGAAAAATCCAGAATATGTTTTTGGACCCACTATAATAGAAGCGGCAAAAAAAATGATATCTTTAATGGCGTGTAAATATAATTTGAAAAAAATGTATTCGCTTTTATACAGAAGAAACAATTACCAAAATTATAAACGTTTCATAGTAAAACACTTAAATGCGGAGATAATAACAGATGGAGAAAAAATCACAACAATCGAATATAAATTATAAAAGGTTTTCGTCTTACGATCAATACATCAATCTACACTTTCCCGTAGAAAGAAAAGTCGCCCACAAAACATCAGACAACAATGGAAAATCTGAGCCTATTGATATAGAAATATATGATGTAAAAAATCTAGGTAGGGCTTTATTAATACAGGGTGACATACAACTACTAGAATCCCATGAATACAAATATCATGAATCCTTTGTTCATATCCCTCTCTCTTTCGTTAGGGAGCCTAAGAAAGTTCTTATTCTTGGGGGAGGCGATGGCGGCGCAGCTAGAGAAATCCTGAAACATGAATCCGTAGAAGAAATTAAAATTGTAGAGCTTTCTTCAGATGTGGTTGAAATGTGCAAAAAATACATACCAAGCGTAGGCTATTCATTAAACGACCCTAAAGTTAAGATTGTATACGATAATGCTTGTGATTGGATTAGAAAAACAAAAGAAAAGTTTGATTTGATTTTGATTGATGCTACAGATTTTTGCTCAACCCAAGACCAAGATTCAAGCAAATTTAATTTAAGGGACGAGGAAAATGTATCTTTTTGTCAAAATCTTCTATCGTCGAAAGGGGTGCTGGTTTATAATGACGATTTCTTTGGAATTAAAGAGCAAAATACAATCAACAGAACTATATATCTGCAAGAGCAATTTAATTTTGTGAAGCCTTATAAGATAAACGTTCCGTATTTCTTAGGCGGCGATTATACTTTTATGATATGTTCCAATGAAGTTAATTTAGAAGCGGGAATTTTACATACAAAAAAAATCAAAACCAAATTTTTCAATGAAGGTATTTTAAAGTCTTGTTTCAATTTAGGCGAAAATTTCGATAAAGGAATGCTTAATTATACACTGGAAAGAAGTTTAGGAAATACCGTTACAATCGACTTTGTTGGATGCGATTTTGACTTGATAAACAACTTAAACTCTATTAAAGGTATTATGCAGGAATGTTTGGATTCTGGCGGCTTCAATGCTTTGAATTGCATCAGTCATCAATTTAAACCACAAGGAATAACTATAGCTTTTATATTAAGTGAGTCTCATTTTACCTGTCATTCTTGGCCCGAATATGGCAGAATTTGTTTTGATATATTTAGCTGCGCAGACCTCGAAAGAACTCAAAAACTTGTAGATAAATTGACTGAATTGATTCCAAACGAAGGTATAAAAACAAACAGAATGGAAAGAAAAATTTAACAATGAATAAAAAAAGAAGAGAGGGTTTTTATGTTAAATGTGGAGATAAAATATTTGCCGCTGTTTTGAAATCTGCTTCTGGTTCTATTATATTAGCCATATTAGAAAAACATTATAAATATATCTCAGATACAAATTCCCACATACAATTAGATATGAAAAGGTTGCATTTGGAAGCTCCAAAATTAAGAAAGGGGCAAATAAATGGCAAAAACGTTATTTTAATCTCTAGAAATCCAATGGAAAGATTTCGCTCGGCTTGTGTCGAGGCTGAGAAGACGCCCGAAGAAGCTATTAATGAATTTGGAAGCTCGAAAATGAACCCCCATTTCATACCCACTTCTCATTGGCTCGTCGATGGATGTAAGTTATATAAATTTGAAGACCATTTAGAAGAAGCAGTTAAAGACTTGGGGTTAGATTGGCCCATGCCAATAGTCAAGGGTAAAAAAATCCCAAAACCTATTTTGACTCCAGAACAAGTAAAGTCTGTAGAACTATTTTATAACGAAGATATAATTCTACATCGGTCTATAAAAAAAGCCGCCCAACCTTGGGAAGCTTTGAAAAAACCTTCTGTTGAGGAAGTTTTGAAATTTAAATAAGTTTCAAAAGCTTGCGACATTCTTTTGCTGGAATGTCTTTATAATCTTTCCAGGTTTTAATTGTCTCTGGATCATTTTCATATTTGCCGTCTCCATAAAGCTTTCGTAGCTCATTTAGGAAAGAATTGAAGTCAGTACCCGCCTTTTCTTTTAAAATCCCTTGTGGGCTAATATCCTTTGCTCCAGAGGTTGATGAGGCAACTACGATAGGAGATTTATTCTTGGAAGAGTCAATTTCGTCAGCACCCACAATATGAATACCTAAAAAGTTGCGAACAGCGCGAACAAATGCGCGATTCTCAGCAATGCACTCTAAAAACTTTGCGGCAAAACCATTTGTATTATGAAGTGTCGCATTAGCAATAGAGGAAAAACTGCAACCCCAATCATCAGCTTCTAAATTTTCATAATTCTTTACCCAATCAATTGTGCAACGAATGACTACTCGCTCATCAGAACTTTCTTCAATTGAATAAGAAACACTTTTAAATCCACGAAGCTTTGCAAGCTCTTTAATTCCCCCAAGCTTGATCAAAAGCTGAGAATCGTCCAA